GTGCTACTGAGTTTAGAGAATTGAACTTTTCAAACTTGGATGTATATGAATGGGAAGAAGGCGAACGAGTAGAAATAGAGATTGAACTGCCTCGTGGTTTTTACGATGAGAGGTCTAGTAAATATTTTAATAAGCTTGTTTGGAAGCTCCCAGATGGTAGAGTACAAGAAAAGTTAGCCTCCGTTAAGAACAATGAAGTTGCTACTTATATGATGGCTTCAGGTATTGTGTCTGTGGAGGGGCTTGATTATAGACCTTCTACTTCTGATGTACGAACACTATCTTTAACAGATAGAAACTATTTTGCTGAATGTATTGTCGATAACTCTGTTGGTGTAGACACTAACATGGAGTTTGAGTGTGAGCATTGTGGTGATATGTTTGAAAAGGAGGTGGACATCATGGGTTTTTTCAGTTTGGGGGGGAAAGCAAAGAAGAAGCCTACAAGCAGTGGAAAGAGTGGCAGAAGACTACGGAAAAGAACTTAATCACTACAGTAGTCGCACTTGCAGAGAGGTGGAACTGGAATAGATATGATATACTAGAACTCCCAACTAGACAGAGATCTATCTACCTCGAACTATTTGAGGAAATCGTAGATAAAGAAAAAGAAGCATATCGTAAAAAATAGGGAGTTTTTATGTCAACTAATAGAGTAGAGCAAGTCATAGATATAGTCCTGAAAGGAACTAAATCTGCGGAAAGTAATTTAGGTAGGCTAGAGAACAAATTCAAGACCATAAGTAAAACTTTAGGTGCTAGTACGGACGAGTTGAATAAAAACAATGACGCTATGAATAAACTATCTGATCAAGGTATGTTTAATATCCAGGCGGGTATGGTTCAGTTAAGCACTTACTCTATGATTATGAATCAAAAGATAAACAATGCTTTTGATAAGATGGGGAACTCTTTTAGGAAGGCAGAAAACTCACTTACGCAGTTAAAGATAAAGCTCGGCTTAGCGTCTACCTCGTTGGGAAAAGACGAAAGGGAAGATCTCACTGCCGAGTTCGGTGTGATGACAGATAAAATCAAAGAATTAGCCGCCACTACACAGTTTACTATACCAGAGGTAGCTAATGCTTTTAACAGTCTTAAAGCTTCAGGTATGAGTGCTAAGGAAGCAGTTGCGTCATTAGCACCTACATTAAAATTTGTGAGTGCGTCTGCGGGGGCTATAACACTAGATGAAGGTATTACTGCGGCTAAATTAACAACTACTACTCTTAATGGGGAGTTAAAAGACCTTAGTGGTAACTTGAATAATATATTTAAAGCTACCCAAAAAACCAACCTAAGTTTTGAGAATGTAGTAGATACTTTTACAGGTTTAAAGTCATCCTTCTCTGCTTTTAAAAAGGACAATGATTTACCTACAACTTTAGTAGGACTTGCCTCAGCTATGGCTTCTGTGAATATGGTAGGACGTGAAGGTGGTGATAAAATTAACCAATTCGCGGGTGCTTTGAATAATATGTTTAAAGTAACGGAGAAGGGTTCTTTTATGGGGTATGGTCGTAAGAACATAAACCGTAAGAATATGTTACGGTTTTTTGGTCTTGGCGATACAACAGGTAAAATCACCAAAGAAGCAAAAGAAGAACTAATAAAACAATATAAGGCGATATATAAGAATAAAGACATAACAAAACTACTAAATAAAGGACTTAAATTACAAGCCTCTAGTAATACTGAAGAGGTAGCTAAAGGTAAACACATAGTAGAGTCTTTAAGAGATCAAGTTATGAAAGGATTGTTGACCAAAGTTGTTACGGATAAAAAAGGTAACACTAAATACGAATTAAAAAAATCCACAGAAATTATGGATCTTTTACTTAAGCGATATAAAAAAGCAAAAAAGGAGGAGGGTGAGGCGGCAGCAGGTAGTTATTTGGCTACAGCTCTTGGTGGGGCTAAAGGTTCTAAATTAGTCATGGAGGCTATTTTAAAGCAGATGGGTAAACTACAGGCTGATACTTTTAGTGAGTATATTGACAAAATTAAAACAAAACAAGATTTGATAGGTGATGCACAAAAGACTGCGTTGGATACTGTAGAGGGGCAGACAAAACTATTAGAGTCTGCATACGACAGTATGTTCCAATCTTTAATGGGTAAAGATGTTTTTGGTAAAGAAGCTTTAATGGTACATAGAGATTTAATCTCCACAATGGATACTATGTTACAGAAGTACCCAAGTTTAGCACAATCTGTAGTAGCTTTAGGTAGAGCCTTCCAAGTGTTTACAGGTATTACGACTAACTTAGGTTTTGCTTTAACAGCAATGGCAACACTTAGTATGGGCTTAAGGTATGCCTCAAAAGAAACAGGCAGAGGTATGAAGGGATTAGGAAATATTCTAGGGAGCTTCAGGACAATATTCTTAGCACCTACTTTAAGTGTTTTGATGTCATTAGTAGGCGGGTTTACTTTAGCTAGTGTAGGTATTTTGGCTTTGATGAAACATTTTACAGGAGCTAAATCTATTGGTGAAGGATTTAGTGCTACTATGGATGCTATAAGGCTAAAGGTGAAGGCTTTTACTGGTCTATTTAGAATGACGATGGATGATGCGTTTAAGGGTAAGGGGGCAAAAGAGATTGCAAAGGATTATGAAGAGGCTTACGCTAGAGTCGCGAAGTTGGAGTCCGCAACTGTTATAGACAAAGATGAACTACAAACTGCTAAAAATGAATTAAATAAATTTAGAGAAGCTATAGGAGATGAGAACTACAAAAAGTTTAAGAACAATACAGGAACTACTTTACTTAATATTGGTGCGTTAGTGGACAAACTGTTAGTTTTTAAAGGTACGGTGCTTTCGTTAATTGATGGAGTCGTTAGTACGTTAAGCCCATTTATGGGGGGGATTATAGCTGTTTTTACTAGGCTAGGTGAGATATTAACTTTTACTTTCAATGCAATTAGTAGTGTTTTTGGTGCTGTAGGTGACTCTGAAGGTAATAATTTAAGTTACTTTATAGGTAGCTTAATTGGGTTGTTTTTAGGCTTTAAAGTCATATTGATGACTATTGTAGGTATTGGTAATTTAGTTAAGAATACGTTTGTAGGTATAGCCTCTAAAATCACCTTAGCAAAAAACAGTCTAACCGAGTTTAATAATATACATAAAACACCCTTAAAACAACAAGGTTACAGACTAGAACACAGCGGTAATTATAATATGGGTGTTCCTAATGCCCCAAAGGGAACACCTTTAAAAGACCCAGTAACAGGGCAGGCTACCTTTTACGCAGATAAAGCCTCGGCTAAAGCAAAACAAACATTAGGTACAGTCGTAGCACCAACAACTATAGACCGTAGTGCTAACAGAATAGATAGGCTAAAAATGTCTTACTACAAGTTAACTGGTCAGACAGATAAGTTAAAAGCAGCTACAGCACAGGCTCAAGCCTCACTTAATAGTATGGGAGTTTCGATCTACAAAGCACAAACTATTACAAGTACTTTAGGCAGTAAAATAAGCGGTACAGTTGGTAAATTAGGTGGTATGGCTATGGCTATAGGTAGTTTGGGTGTAGCTGTAAATGCGATGGGGTATGATCCTGATTTTGGGTTTGCAAAACTTAGTGATATTGTAAATCTTTTACTTCCTGTAGCGATGGCTATGCAAGCAATTATGATGGTAGTCGGTACAATAGGTGCTATAGTTTTTGCTAAAATTGCGGCAGTTATTGCGGTAATAGGTACAGCGGCTTATTATATTTATAAATTTTTTGGTGGCGTAGAATCAAAATTAAATGGCACTAATCTTACGCCTAACTCTGGTGTTAAATCACCTACAGTAAAAGCTTCGTCAAGTCCAAGTAAAGGAAGACAGAATATAACTATTACCCAAAATAATACAATAAACACCACCGAATCTGGTGCTGAGGCTCAAAAAAGCATGAGAGACTCGTTAGGTAGGTTTCAAGGTGTGAATACATTAGAGCCGATAGGATAATAGGAGGATATATAATATGTTAAGTGGAGTATACGGACCAAACACAAAAGGCAAGATATTTCTTATAAGAAACCAACAGCCAGAGTTGTTTTTAACCTTTCAACTTAATCCTACAGAAATCGCCGAGAGTAGAGGGGTTTCTTGGGCATTTAGTGAAGGTCAAGGACAGATTCTACCTCATGCCCAGTATGGGAGGGCAGAGAACACTGAGATATCTTTTACGTTAAAAATGTTTAACCATAAAGGGATATCTAAAGGTTTGAGTAAGTTAAGAAAGTTAACCCTACCGAGAGATCTTGGTAGGATGCCTTATTATGACCAAGCAAGTCCTTATCATTATGTTTTACATTTAGGGGAGTATGGTCAATTTATTGGGGTGTTTCAATCTGTTAGTATTCTTGTTAAGAGTTATCATAGAGATACATTATTACCTGTCGATTTAGAAGCGGACATTACCTTCATACAATCTAGTTATAACTTAGTTAATGATATAACTGTTTTAGAAGAGTTAGTTAAATACGATAACGAATCGGTTGATCTTAGTTTACCCGCAACCACTGTTGGAGAGTAGTTATGGCATTTACGGAAAAGACTCGATATAAAGAATTTGGGCTAGTCTCGCATTATGAGTATAGTAGTGAAGATCGTATTATAGACAGTGATTTTGAAAAAGAGTCTTTAGTATGTTTAAGACGAAGTACTAACTATTTCAGTATACTAGAGACATTAGTACATTGTATTAAGCCTGGAGAGAATTACCATAATTTAGCTATGCATTATTATGGCGATTCAAGGCTTTGGTGGTTTATTGCAGACTACAATACTAAAACAAGCCTTGAGCTGAAACAAGATGATAAAATCATTATACCCCCAACTACTGAAGTTAGGAGTTATTAATGAGTACTGAACCAAAAATAGACTTTAGTAGTTTAAAAAAGAAAAAGCGTAAGAAACCTAGTAAACGTGCTATAAGACTAGCTCCTCAGAAATTTGATCTTTTGTATGAGCGGGAAAACTATGTGCCTTTGAGCAACCAGCTTTCGAGCAGGTCTAGTGGTCAACCATTCTCATGGATCTCCTTAGATGATGGAGGGGAAAGAGATAAGGCTATTTTTGAGTTTGGTGTTAAGGATGGTAAGTATTCTATGAAGGAGGGTATGACCTCTTTATCTGTAAAAAACGAGAAGGGTAGTTATCCACAAGTAGACTTTGAGGTGTTGTGTCCTACTGCTTTAAATGCTACTAATGCCGATGATCGAATAGATACCATTAAAAGAGGTACAAGGTTATATGTTTACTTTGGGTATACACACGCTATTACTAAGCTAGGCCCATACAGAGTAAAAGAGAAAAGTGTTGAGTATGGGGAAGGTAAAATAATACTAAAGGTGACTGCTACTATGGGTCATAAACTTAACACTACTACTACATCTAATATTATTAAAGGACGCAATAGTGTTTTAAGAAGTGGACAGACTTTTAATGTACTAGATACTTTAGCGGGTATGGGTGATTTTACTATTGATTATGAAGATCTTTTGAACGAGGAGCTAGTCAGGATTCGCGATATAGTTGACAGTAAAGGTGCAGACCAAACCGTAGGCCAAAGGATGTGGAATCATGTATCGCATTTAGATGTAGACTTTTGGTTAGACCCAAAAGAGAATACAATAAAATTAGCCACCCCATATGCTTTTGATCTTAAAGAGTTAGGTAAAACTGCATATAGGATGACTTATGGCTTGCCCACCTCAAATATAAAGAAGATCACGTATACAGAGAAGATGCCTAGTAGAAAGAGTACTGGATCAAAAAAAGATGACGTAGGTAATACTCAAACCTTTTCAGGTGGTTTTATAAACGAAGAGGAAAAAGTAGCAGAGATTTTAAGACATGGTTATCTTAGAATAGCCAATACTAGTTCGTTTTTCTTTGTGGGAGATCCTGATAAATTGGCTAGGCATTATATAACAGGGCAAGAAGAAGCTGATCCTGCGTTAAGTATAAAGAATTTTAATAGGAGATATAAGAATACAAAAAAGTGGAAGGTTGTTGAAGATCAAGACTTTAACCTTGAGACAGAAAAGTATATACAGTATAAAGTGTTTGAAAAAGTTAAGGGCTTGAATGTAGAAGATTTAGGTCTAGGCAATGGTAGGCTTGTAACATTAAAAGAGTTTAGGGAGATACAATCAAAAAATAATTATGTAGTAATCACAGGTCAACCACAAGGAACAGGGCTTACTGATGTTAAAATACCTATTAGGGTTTTTAGGAAAGGTATAGCAGAAGGAAGTAATAAAAAATCTACAAAGAAATCTGTAACAAAAGGTAAGCCTAAGTCTAGTACTAGAACACTAGAGCCAACAGAAGAAAACACTTATATCGAGGAAGATGTTTTAGACACTTATTTTATTTTTAATAGACCTAATAAAGAGTATACATTAAAAAACAAAAAGACAGAGAAAGAAATTAGAGAGAAGTATTTGGATATAAAAAATCCAGATAATGTCTCTATAAGGGTAAAAAAAGTACGTAGTGGTCAAGCTGTAGACACATATCAAGTGATTAGGTATACCGAAAGAAAAGGTACGGTAAAGGTTAGAAAAGATCCTAAAAAGATAGAACCCCCTAAAGAGCAAACTACAACTAAGAACCAAGAGAAGAGCGGTAAAGATAAAGACAAGGTGACTACAGCATCTTCAGACGGTAAGTTGAGGGGGCGTAAGAAACCTTCTAGTAAAGGCGGTAAAGCAGGTCAAGGTAATAATGTTTCTCGTAGAGGGGAGAGGGAGTTGACGATAGAACTAGCTACAGGCGATTGGACACTACCTCTTGGTACTGTATTAGAGCTAATAGACTTAAATGACTCTGTGAGTGGTTTCTATGTAGTAAATAGTGAGGAACATAATGTCGATAATCAAGGTTTTAAAACTACTTTGAAGTGTTCTATAGGACTCTCAAAAAAACCTATTTCTAAGACACCGAACCCCAACACAGCGTCTACACGCAAAAACAAAAGCGATCCAAGAGGTGGGCTAATACGTGTACGTAAGAAAAAGGTGGCTGAAATAAAAGAGGCACAAGCAGAGCAAAGGATAAAGAAACGAGTACAAGAGGCACTTGGGAGTCGTATTCCTTTGGGTGCGTTTGGTATTTGAGAGTTATTATTTATAAAAAGAGGTGTATATGTTACCTGAATATGAATCTAAATATTATAATCGTTTTTACGGTAAAAGACGTGCAAGAGTAGAAGACAACCTTGACCCTAAGAGACTTGGTCGTATAAGAGTGCATTGTCCTGCTTTATATGGCGATGGTATATCTGATTGGGCAGAACCTTGTATGCCTTTTTATGGAGGTAGGGATTGTGGCTTCTTCAGTGTACCTCCAGTTGGTTCTATGGTATGGGTAGAGTGTGAGGAAGGTTTAATAGACTACTTGATTTACACAGGGGGCTTTTACGCTGAAGTGGACGATGGGCATGGGAGTGATGGTAGTGATGCTGAAGAAGATGTTGAGTTCCAGAATGATAGAAGCTCTGTTCCTGCCCATGCAAAAGGTTTTTATGACGGCAGTGATACAGGTGGTCCGAAGGGGAATAAAAAAGTACCTGCTACATCTTTTGAAGGTCAATATGGCGAGGTTACAGTCCTAAGAACTAAGAGTGGGCATATGCTCGAACTAGATGACACTAAAGGTGCTGAACGTGTACAGCTCCACCACAAGAGCGGTAGTCATGTCGAGATTCTACCTGATGGTACGATACACATCATCTCTACTGGTAGAATATTAAGTCACGCAGAGTCCATAAGAGAGTTCTCTAGTACAGATAAATTAGTAGAGGTCGGAACGGATTGCACTGAAACTGTAGGGGGTAATCACACTAAAAACATCAATGGGGAACTTTCCAACAACATTTTAGGAGGAACGACACATAACACATCAAGTGTTACGTCTAAGGTGGATAATGGTGTAGATTTAGATGTAGGCTCTTTAACAGGGAACATTAATGCTACATTAGATTTAACCGTAGGCAGTCGAGTATCTTTAAACACATTTTCTAACGTAGATATTGTTTCAAACGGTAAGGGGTTTATGTCTTTTAATAATACGACAGGTATACCCGCGTTGCCTTATATAGACTCCTCTTTAAATCTAGTCGCTAGTAATGGTACGGCTAGACTTGTTTCAGGAGATCCTACACAAGAGTTGAGCGTTTATGGTATTGAGGCTAGGGGTGGATCTCCAGGCGGTCAAGTGTATTTAGGTGCTTTGAATACTATTGGTAGAACACCTACTTTAGCTGTTGGGCCTGTTCCATTATTAAAAGAGAATGCAGTATGCGGTATACAGTTGTTGACGTTTTTACAGACTATGACAACTATACTAAATACTTTTCTCGGAGCATCAACAGCAGTTGCTAGTATACCTCCTGCGGCAGCTACTGCGGCTACTGCATTAACCGCCGCACAGTTAACATTTTTAACTACGCCCGCACCTACCCAACCGTTGATTCTATCTGAATCAGTTTATCTATCTAAAGTGTAATCTGATATAATGCATAAAAAAGGAGTAACATTATGACTATTAGTTTAGATACATTATTTCAAATTTTAGGTATGCTTGGAACGATCATAGGTGTAATATGGTATATATCTAGTATGTTAAACGACATAAAAAAAGACCTTGCTAAGAGCAATCAACTAAATGAGATCCAAGACAAGAATATTAGTGCTATTGAAGAAAAGTTAGATAAGAAAATTACAGAGGTCGTAACTAATTTAAGTAATAATTATGGTCAGTGTAGGGATGGTAGAGTAAAGGTCTGGGAAGACTTAAATGCATTAAAGATAAAAGTCGCATCACTAGAAGCCAAAAAGGATTAAAATGTATGATACAGAAGACTTTAAAAGCTTTATTGTTATTAGATTTAGTAGGCTCTACTAGATTTATTGAGATACATGGTAGTACTAAAGCCGCTGAAGTTTTCTTTAATCACGACAAGTTGTGTCGTACGTTAATTTACAGGTTTAAGGGTAGAGAGATAGATAAAACAGATGGTTTTCTTATTATTTTTGATCGTACTATTGATGCAGTTAATTTTGCTTTGGCTTATCAGTTAGCTATACCTTGCCGTACAGGTCTACAGGCTAGGATTGGTGTACACTGGGGTGAAGTTGTTTTAAAAAGAAATGAGGACGTGTTTGTTAAAGCAGGTGCTAAAATGATTGAATTAGAGGGCATGGCAAAGCCAATAGGGGCTAGGATAATGTCACTAGCGGGAGGGGGGCAAATTTTATTATCTAACGATGCTCGTAGTGCTTCAGAAGGCCGTACAAATGCTTATACACCTAAAAATGCACACTTCAAAGTTTTAGGTAAATACAAGCTCAAAGGTGTTAAAAAACCAATGCTAGTTCACGCAGTCGGTGTAAACCAATCCGATTTTAGATTACCTGAAGAAAACTCTAAGGTCCGAAGAGTGTCAAGGCCACCACGTAAACAAGTTAGGAAAGATATGACAAAGTTTGATGTTGTTATTTTTTTTACTAAATGTTTCTGTTTTTATGTTATCTTTACTTTTATAATTACATTTTTACAAGCTATATGGTCAGATAATCGAGATATCACCGCTTATTTTTTAGGTGTAGATTTAACTTGGGTCGCTTGGCTTAAAGAATTAATAATGAGGTACTCATGAATGATGATTTAGTAAAAAAAATAGAGCTTGCTGAAGGCTTAAAAGATAAGCTAGATCAAGTTGTAGAGCCTACTTGGGAGAAACGTGGTATATCGACTGAAGTTTTTGCTACTGATTTAAAAAATAATTTAGATAAATTAAATGATTTATTGAAAAGTGGACAAGGTGACACAAGCATTGTAAAATCCACAATAAAAGATACATTTGAGTTTATCTCTTGGGCTTTAGTGACCAAAGAGATTCATAACACAAAATCTCTAATAGATGCACACGTAGTAAGAGAGAAACTTAATGGAAGCAGTAAGAAGAGGACTCTCAAGAGAGGCTGATTTTAAGTCAGCCTTAAAAGATGTAGATCCAACATTTAAAGTATTATATGGGGTTGGTTTATCTTCTGAACAAGTGAGAGAGGCTCTACAACCTATTCCAGATGTTGTTGAAGGGTTGGCTGAAACTGTTTTACAAGGTATAGAGGTATTGAGTGCTTTAATAGAATTAGTACAAGATTTTGTTGAGGTGATTGCTACCGTCTTAGGTATCGTTGTAGATCTTTTTGAAGCTCTTGTCTTAAGCATAATCGAGGTCTTACAAACAATTAGAAACTTTTTTGTAGGCACATCTATCTCAGGTATATTCCACTTCCCACAGGAGTTTAAGACCCAAAGGAATCTAGATGAGATACTTTATGATATAGGTATGGCCTTCCTAGATGTTAATGACGAAAATAGACCTATAGCAGAGTCTACCTCCACAGCTATGACGGTTATTAGTATGTTTACCTTGCCTTCTTTACCTAGCATGCAACAAATGCTGGATCGTTTATTATCCTTGCTACTAGGGTTTCCTAGTGACTTTAACTTCAATTCGAGCAAAGCAGTTTATGATACGGATGAGTTTAGGCAGACAGGTGCTTCTATAAAGCCTAATTTTTTGTTTAAGGTGGGCTTATCAGACCTACCTGCAATTAAAAAACTTATAGACAAGTTAGATGAATTAATTAAAATGCTTTCCGAAGGTAAAGGTTTTGCCGAAGCACTAAACAGTATTATCAATGCAGTACTAGCAAGAATACAGAGAATAAAAGACCTTATCACTCAAATATTAAATACCGTTGCCAATTTGCTTGCATTCTTTTCTCTTGGTGAGGGGCAGAATGTAGTTTCTTGTGTTGGTAAAGGAACTAACGCAGATTTTGCTAAAGTGATAATGAGTTTACCTAATGACCCTAAATTTCCTTCGGTCGAGTTAGGCACTGCACCAGATGGAGTGGTAGCTACTCAACTAGATAAAAATGTTTTTAAAGCGAATACATTTAGTGGGGCTACTGCTTTACATTTCCAAATAGGTGAAGGTGGTAGTGACCAAAAGCTAGAAGCAATCCGTAAACTATTTATGCGTGATGTGTTTAGAGAAGGCGGTAAAAGCCTCAAAAAAGAGAATGATGATTTAGGTGACAACCCCATAAATCAAGGCAATATTAGAACTGGATGGACACAAGTCAGAAGGGGTCGTAATAATGGCTAATTTAAAAGGACTATCATTCCCTTTGAGGGTTGGCCCAAGAGGTAGTTTTATTACCACTGAGGGTATAGACAAAATTAAAGATAACCTAAAAGCAATAATACTAACTAAAGCGGGTGAGCGGTATATGTCACCTAATTTTGGTAGTCTAGGTTATTTATATTTATTTAAGAACTTTAACTCTCAAAAAATCAGTGCTATCAAGTCTTCTTTAATTAGAGCAATAGAGGCAAGTGACAATAGAATTATTGTTTCTAGCTTAGAGATGTCACCGCCCAACAGACAAGGTGTTATAGAGATCCACTTAAGGTTTAGATTAAGTAATTATACAGAGTTTCAAGACTTATCAGTTTATATACAGGAGTAGGACATGGCAGTTAGAGAAAGACAACAATCGTTAGGCGGTCTACCAATTCAAATGGATTATACTGCTAGAGATTTCGATAGTATTAGAGGCGAGCTTTTAAAAATATCTGAGACACTGACTCCTGCGTGGACTGATAAACAACCAGGCGACATAGGTGTGACTATTTTAGAAGCGGTTGCGTATCTAGGGGATATTTTATCTTACAACCTAGACCGAACGGCTAATGAGTCGTATCTAGCTACAGCCCAGACTAGAGAATCTGTTGTAGATATACTTCGTTTAATCGGCTATGAGCTTCAACCCCCTTCTCCCGCTACGGTTACTATGATGGTCAGAACCAACATAGATAATGTTACTTTACCAGCGGGCTTTACTGTGAGGACTGAGGAGACTCCTTTTGTTCCTTCTTTAAGTTATGAGCTACTTAATGATGTACAGTTAGGTTTAGCAGGGCTGTATTCCACTAGTGTAGATCAGTTAAAGGTTTTTAGGACTTTTGGTGAACAAGCAACAATCAATAATAATCTTGTTTTTGTAGCAGGTGATACTGTATTAGAAAACATGGGAGATTCAGACGGCTCTGCTGATCAGATTTTTATTTTAAGGCAAGCACCTATCTGTCTGAACTCAGATGGTACATCCTCTATTATAATTACTGTTAATGGAGATGTGTGGGAAGGAAAAACAAGCTTTATTGGCTCTGAGCCGACATCTACACATTTTGTTTACAGAATATTAGCAGACCAAACAGCAGTCATAAAATTTGGTGATGGCGTTACAGGTGCAGTGCCAACAATAAACGCCTCTTTATTAGCTACGTACCGTATTAATGGTGGAGTAGAGACTAATAATGCAGGTGTTGGTAGTATTAATTCGTATGATGCTGTTAATGGAGTGACACAAGTTTATAATGTAGTGCAACCTTCTGGTGGTAGTGACGAAGAAGACGTAGATACGGCTAAAAAGCAAGGGCCATTATCTCTTAGAGCTTTAGACCGTTGTGTTACTTTAGGAGACTTTGAGGCTATGGCGTTAAAAGTGCCTGGGGGCGGTCTAAGAGCTGCCAAAGCGAAAAGAGGTAAGTCACCTATTGAGGTGGACTTATATATAGCGACCGAAGGTGATAGCCCTATTCCATCAGGTAGATGGTATTCGGACATCCAGAATGGTTTTGGCTTGATTGGTGCGGTAGGTCGTTGGTTGAACCAAAAAAAACCTGTACCTACAATTTTAAATGTGTTGCCTCCTACACCTATACAACCTTATTTTGAAGCAATTATTTATTTGTACGATAATGTGATCCGCCAAAATATAGTATATGAAGTAGACAGCTCTTTACAGAATTTGTTATTTAATACAACCGAAGAATTTGGTGATGGGCTAGTTTTATCTGCTGTGATTCAAGCAATAGAGAATACTAGAGGGGTTGATTATCTAGATGCATTGGCTTTTTACAGAATACCTGCTTTAAGGTATATTTCAGGCAACGAAAATTCCCTTGATGATACTTTAGTGACTGTAGATGATTTTAGTGAACAAACAATTAGAGCTACGTATCAAATAGTTTGGCATAATTTCCAAAAATTCTCACTACGTAGAGATGGTGCTTTTGTCCGTAACTTTGACGGTATAATATCTGTATATGACGCATCTGCTCCTAATGTTATTGATTTAGTAAACGAGTCTAGGAACTTAGATAATGAGCCAGATGTTTTTGAGCAGTTTGTCCTAACAATTACTGTGGGGTCTACTCATTTACCTGATGGAGGTGACATTTGGGAGTTTAGTGTAGATCGTTATTTAGATAATATTGAAGCACAAGATTACGAGATAGTAACTGCTCCGTTGAATGATGCGGGATTCCTTAATGAAGATAATTTTAAATTGACTTTTGTTGGGGGGATATAATGGCTACACATGAAAGTTGGCAGTTTGCTTTTGTTAGAGAGTTAGATACAGACCTAACTCAAATATCTAACATAGGTATTAAATCTCCTTTAAAGTGCGAAGCATCTAACTTACCTGTTGGTTCTAAGCCTATAGAAGAACAACCTACGCAAGTTGTTTCAGGTAACCATATAAGAGTTTTTTGGTCAGTACCTAGTAATCCTCAAGGATATACTTTAACAGGCAAAGTAAAAGTTTTTAGGAAGACTAAAGAGTTCACTAGGTTTTTAAGTAATACTCAAGCTGTTTTAGTAATAGACCAAGACTTGTCAACAACTATTGAGCTTGTAGAACGAGATTACTTGTTCTTGCATTTAGATGAGCAAGATTTGGTTTTAGGCAATACTTATTATTATACCATTTTTTGGGAAGTCACACATACAGAGACAAGTATTACTAGTTGGGCTTTTAGTCCAATAAATTCACTAGATAGAGCTATTGTTCTAGATTCTAGTGAGTCTGTACATGGCGGTAAACTTTACGAGTATATGCCCATAGGTGTTAGGCAAGAAGACGTAAAGAACGGTGATTCTTATTTATACAAGCTATTATCTGTACTAGGGAAGATGTTTGATGAGTTCAAAGAACGATTAGATACCTTTGAAGATAAAAAATATAAAATAGATGAGATGGATGCCCATTTAATTCCATACATAGATCAGATGTTGGGGTGGCCCACTAATTTTGAATTAGGTGAGTTAAGGCGTAGAGAAGAAACAAATAATATTGTAGATATCTGGAAGGGTAAAGGGGCAAATAACTCTGTAGAGCTTGCATTACAAACATTATTAAACTGGGATGTAGAGATAGTGCAAAGTAAGGACTATATACTAACTACTGCTACAGGTGAAGAGAGGTATTATGAGTCTTCTGCCCCAACTGGTTGGGATGATAGTGTGGACGGTAATTGGCAAGCACTTAGAGAAGCATTACCAAGAAATACCATGCCAGACTTTTCTGATAGAGTCATATTAAGAAACTCTTTAAACGATAACTACAGAGTGATGAACGACTTCTCAGAGGATGCTTGGAAGAGTATCTATAAGATTGTAGTAGAATTAATTAACCCGTCTAGTACAGGCAGACCTTTGCTAGGTAATTTAGTTAAACAAAAAATAAGACGTATGTTGCCTTACTTATTAATACACTATGCAGATTTCGGTTTATTGTCTCGTGAATCTTATTCAGATAGTGGTGAGATTGGTGCTACAGAATCGACTTCGTATTACCCATATAGACCTACAGCAGAGTCTTATGAGCTTCAAGCAACAGAAAATTCATTAGCGACAGGCTTAGATATACTGTATACTTGGCAAAATTCTGCACCACAAAATAGTGCAAATAATGTATTGTGGAGTCTACCACTAACAAGTAGCATAAACAGAACATTCCATGCCGCATTTACTTACTAGGACATAAAACATGTTAAATTTAATGATAACAGGTAAATTTAGAGATACTCTAAAGTATAAATCTCTAAGTGGATTCGATAAGATAGAGCAAAGAGATTGGCAAAAAAATCAAATACAAGATAGTGCTGTTAATATTATAGTGCCACAGTTATTTGGTATGTATACTTCTGTGTTGTCTGGTTTTAATCCAGTGAATTACTTTGCACTAGGTTCAGGTGATAGTTCGTGGGATGCTGACCCAAACAATATAAATAAGCCTTATAATCAAACAACATTAACAAATGAAGCAGGTATTATTAACAGCAGAAAAGCAATAGATGATAGCTTTTTTACCTTCTTAGATGTTAGTACAGGCAACCCATTAAACCCACAATCTGCTTCTAGTAAAATTAAATTAAATGTTACTATAGATGCTAGTGAAGGTGTTGGTGATTTAAGAGAGTTTGGTTTGTTCGGTAATGCTACTGCTACAGTAGATTCAGGTATCATGTTAAATTGGATTACTCATCCATTGATCCAAAAAGACAATCAATTAGTAATTAATAGAGAAATAGTTTTAGATTTCACAGTGTGTAGGAGTTAAGAAATATGTCGAGTTATTCTGTATCAGACCCAAGTCATCAGTTTGATGATAAAAAACATTATAACAAAGTAAAATTCCAACAGGGTAAGCCTATCCTAGACGTAGATCTAAATGATCTTAGTGAAGCTCTTATCTCACAAAGCAGATCTAGTCTTATTGAAAAGATGGGCTTTGGTCCACCCCAATTAGATTATACCGAATGGGCTATTACGTCTGTAGATGCTGTTCCAAACTCACCACGTAATACAGATAATTTATCTTTTACATTAGGTAGATTGGATACACATAAAGGTGTTATTGATACGAATACGTATAAGAATAATGCTTTAGATAGTAAAATTATTTTCGATTATTTTAAAGTAGCTGACGCAAATATTAGTGAAGCACAAGATCATTCATACGCTAATTACTTGCTCAAAGGTAAAGTAACTGCTTCATCGGCTAATACTACTTTTGAAGATAACACAAAAGATTTCAACACTAATCTAAAGCTGACGGGTTTTGACAATTCTTTAACTGTTACTCCGAGCTATAATACAATCAACTCTATCGTAGACACTAGTACAGCTTACGCTACTTCTGCGTTCCAAGCTCGTTTTGTTGAGGGAGCTTGTAGAGTTATATTTACATCAGGTGCTAATACAGGTGTTGAGAGAACGATCTTAACTGCATCTGGCGATGACTTGACTTTTGCGGCACTACCTAGTCCGCTTGCAGTCGGCAATACTTATGTAATTGTACCTGCTAATACACTTACTGCGTATAGAGCGGGTTATGACGCTAAACAAGATAGAGCAACATCTGAACCACTAGGTTTGGCGAATCATTCAAAACTATTAGTATACGTACAGGTTTTTGAAGAAGATATCTCTTCTGAAGAAGACGATGACATCCAAAGCTCTCTACTCGGTTATGAAACAACACATAGAAATCAGCTAAGATGGTGTGTTCGTATAGCTGAATACTATGAAAGTATTGATGGTGATAGTAATTTTACTTCTCTAAAACTACAACATATCTTTGAGCAGTTAAGCAGTTCAGAGCAAGTAGAATATAAAGCACTTGTAGATAGTTTGGACAAAAATGCTAGTTTAAATGATGGTTATTTACAAACACAGTTGTGGAAGAACAATGACTCTTCAGGTACTGTGTTTAGTGATGCTAATATTGGCACACAGGTATCTCCGTTCTATAATGTGGGTATTACTCCGTTGCACTTTTTCTCTGCACAAGAAGCACAGATACAGAACTTACTTTGGGCGTTCTTAAAGAGTTGTATGCTCTCTACATTAGATACCCAAAGCGGTTTTAATGATGTACAAATATTAAGCCTGTTCCATAGTGAATCTAAAACTACTGATGCTAGTTCGCCTACTGAATTTTTATCAAGCACATTTTATCCAGGTGCTTTTACAGACTTAACTAGTACCCCAAAAGAACACGCATTTTTATCAAACACGTACAACTTCAATAAAACGGTAGCGGGTTATTCAGATAAAATGACTCCAGGTAGTTTCTTATCTCCACCTAAATTGTTTCAAACACATGCAGAGCTATCTTTAGATAATATGCAAAGTAGAACTCTTTTTGGGTTCAAAGGTGGTTTTCTACTATCAAATACTACCAATAATCCTTTAGTATTTAGCTCACTAAAAGATCACATTAGTTTTATTGACCAAGCTTTATTAGGGTCATTGGGCATTGGTTATAGTCTTGGTCAAGACGCAGAAGGTAATCGTGTAGATTCGTACTATACATACACCTCAGCGGGTAGTACTAATATAGAGACTCAATCTGGGTACGGTGATGGTGCAGTTAAGATGATAGACATCTTAAATTCTACTACACCAAGTTATGAATTAAGATCAAAAGGTACAAGATCTTCTCATAGTGTGTCCATTAATGACGAAGACTTAGGGTGGAGCTTCTATAAAAAAGAAGGTAGTAATCTTCAATCAAGCACTGGTACTGATTTGTCGATTCGTCAGTGGAACGAAGGTGTAGGTCAAGCCAAAGCAGTTCGTGATGCAATTAACTTCCGTAAGCTTGCGATTAAAACTGTAGCTCATAAAAGTATGGATATGTTTACTATATCTCCTAGACCACTGGGTCAAGATTTAAGTGTAAATTATAATGCATCATACTCAGATATACTAGGCACAGATAGTTCAGTTTCAGTAAGTCAGATACAGTATTCATCTCTTAACGTGCCTTATTTATTGCCGTTTACTGATGCTAACGATAATGAGGTCTATAACACTTACAGAGATACATATAGTGCATTAGGTAGAGAGGTGGGGGGGAATATACCTGCTTTTCAAGCAAATATGTTTATGCCAAACAATACTACTTATGGTCTTTTTACGTCAGTTGGCAATAAATCTAATTATAATGCTAGAGATCTTTTAGAACGCTATCAACCACAAAACAGTGGTGTAGCTTCTTATGTACAAAGAAACACTAACATTACACCGAATCTCGATACTAACCAAAATGCACTAGGTAACTACTATGGGCCTTGGGGTCGGTTCAGTTTTAGTGAAGCTGCCTGGACTAGATCTACTCAAGGCGGCACTTTAAATGTACCGATGGATACTTGGGCAAATAGATGTACAGCTATGCGTTTACGCTATCACATTGGTGACTTCTATCCGAACGGTACTGATGCGAGAGGTATACCAAAGAATCTACTTGTAGATAGTTTAAACTTGTTTGTTCGTATCGAGCCTCTGAGTCTTACACATTGGATGACAATGCCAAAACATCAGCACTCTATCTTAGAGAATAGTTTAGTGCTAGCTGATGGAATCGAGGCGTTGTTAGCTGTGAGTCATGGACTTGGTGATACGCAAAAACTTATTAATTCTAGCGGTCAACCTTTATTGCAAACTGACTCTCCATATACTCAAGATGCTTTTTACAATGGGGTGGGAGTTAGAACAACTAGAGATATGCCTAGTGATAATGTAGATCCAATGGATCTACCGTTTGGGCATGAAAAACAACCGTTTGTACATTGGTATCACCCAACACAAAATGAGATGCGTTATAAAGACGCGGCTAATGCAAACGATACATTAAACTTCCCAAAAAAATACACATACTATCCTAAATGGGGTCGTAGGTCTTTAATTGCTCCTGCTATTGTACCGTTCTTAGATTATTACACACAAACAGGTAGTAATTTAGGTATAAATACTGAAAAAGATTTTATTCATGCAGATAGTATTTCTACAGATTCTGATTTTGGTTCGGTCGATACGACAGTAATTAGTTCAAATATTAACGAGAACTACCCCATCCCAAAGTCTACTATTGTCTATCCAGTACATGCTACGGATATCGGTAATGGGGATCAAGCACAAGACACCTCTTTTACTATCCAAAATATTGCTTCAGCTAATATAGTTATTAATCAAAATGCGTTGACTTTCCCATACGTACCAAATAGTAGGGCGGGTCTTGCACAAGACAAAAATGAGCCTACTCCTGTGTTTTTACCTGCCTCTAGGTTTTATTATAAACAAGCACCAGATACGGTAACAGGCGGTCAATCAGACAATAGTGATTTATATAAACCACAGGTTGGTTACAATAAGATCATTGAATCATATTCTGACTACTCTGATTGGGGATTAGATTCTAAAGAAGATACGAACTTTCCTTACTCTGAACAAGATGTTTTTTGGTTGGCTGAGCGGGGTCTTAATAGCCCAGAAGTAACAGACTTACCAAATGAACTACAGAGAGATTTTAAGGAATGGACAGTGCCTGTTATGCGTTCTGCAATTAGAACTACTACTGTAGCAGGAATTGTAGACCTAGTAAGAACATCGTTTGCTAATGCATTAGATAGTTCTACTTTACCTTCTGAATATAGTGGTTTTAATCTATCTGAAATTGGTTATACTACTTCAGGTGAAAACAAAGGTGTGGTTGTACCAGCTATTGGTCCAGATATTCCAACTGATACTTTATATGTCGGCGACACAGGTACTGCTTTATCGCAAGTTTATGAACGTACAGGTTTTATGTCTCCTCTCACACTTGGCGTAGGGGCAGTACTAAAAGACGGTGGTTTAGTACATAACAATCACACTAATGTAGATGTGTATCGCGATTCATTTGATGTGTATATTGATAAGACTGATTCTACCGACCAACTTAGAAAAACATTTAATGCTCTAAAGAACATGGGTCTTCAGATAAAGTTGTTGACAAACTGTTCATTCAGAGTTTTGCATAGTAGACCGAATGGTAGTGTGGGCGGTGGTGGTACTATCAGCCAATCAACTGCACCAAAATCAATTACAGAAGTTTTCATTGGTCATAACAGAAATAAAGCAGAGGACGCTAGTATTACGCCTGTGCAGTTACCTGATCTAACTTCTATCCATTCTAAACCATTTCTACATTTGGCAAGTATGAACAAGGGTATCTCTACTACAAATCCAAATCTTAACAGTCTAGGTCACCTAAAACCAATGGTTTCAGATACTATTGGTGGTGCTATGAGTATAAATACGTCTAGTAACTCATTACCGACTGATTCTGATTTTGACTCACCTTTTACTTCTAATAGAGTGCCTAATTTAACTTATTTAGCAAATCAAAGAAACGCTGTTGGTGATACATATGCGGCAGACCCATTTGATTATACGTATGCACAAGTTTTAAACCCTTCTGCTAATCCGATGAATGCTAATGAAAACTTAGAAGCCAATAGCGGTATTGAGATTGATTTAATTAAAGAGCTTGATCTTATGCATGCCACTCCTAGTGACTATAATATAGATAATGGTTCAGGAGTGACACTACAGCAAATGATTCCGACTAGTGCAGAGATGACCTTGCCTGGAGATCATGAAATCATCTTTGTACTGTACACAGGACACTACGGAGCTAAGATGTATGACACTAATGATGAGATTGATACAACACATATAGCCCCTGTAGCTGGGTGTCACTTGACTGCGACTTTAGAGGTTAATCGACCTTCTGAACGTATTAACTCTACTAGTACAGATGAGCATCATTATGGACAGACTGTAGACTCTAATCCTATTAAAACACACTCAATTCTATCTAGTAAGTAAGAGAGTAATCATGGAAGACATTTTAAAACAATTCTTAGAGATGCTTTTGCCGATTGTTGGTGCTTTGCTAACAGCCCTTTCTAGTTACGCAGTTACACTGTTGACTAAGAAGATGGGCGTTCAGTTAGAAAAAGAACAAAAAGATTTGATCCGATCTGCAGTGCGATCAGGTATCGCTGGTGCAGAAGAGTGGGCAGCTCGTAAAGCTAAGATCGAAAAACGTAATGTTGCAGGTGCTGAAAAAGCAATCTGGCTTCATGATCGTATTAAAAAAATGTATCCGAAGTTAGCTACTGATGAGCTAGATGCACTTATTGACGATGAGTTAGCTAAACTCAAAGACGTTGGTGTGACAGGCCAAAAGACTATTGTATGATAGAGCTAATTTTAGGTGTATTATCTATGATAGTACCTGTGATTTTAAATACATTTTCTGATAGACTAGACGGCACATCAAAAGATGAATCGTCTAAAGGATTAGAAAATGAAATTAATACACTGTATAATGCAGAAAATGATATTGATATCGCTGTCGCTTTTAATGATCATGATGACCGCTTGCAGTCTTTGTTGCAAGAAGCCGCAGAATCAGAGCGACAGACGTAGTGTAATAGTTGTTGACAAGTCTAACATTAAACAAAATGAAGACGGCTCTTATGTTGTGACAAAAGATTGGTTTCTTAGTCGCATGAGTAAAGAGCAAAAGCTTATGGAAGCTCTAAACAAGTGCGTCAAAGGTAAACAACAATGATTTCAGGTATATATAATATTACGATTGAGCAAGGCAGTACATATAAACTTGCTTTATATTGGAAGAATAATGCGAATAACCCTATCGATATGACGGGGTATACGGCGAAAATGCAGATAAGAGCTTCTACAGGTGCTAGCGTAGTATTACTAGAGTTATCTAGTGCAGACACAGATCAAATACAAATTTACGAGCGACAAGGTGCTATTAATTTAACTATTGGTTATCAGCAAACAGCTAATCTACCTCCGAGTGTAGCTGTGTATGACTTAGAAGTAAAGTCGCCACAAGGTATAGTCAATAAGTTAATTAAAGGACGGTGTCGAATCGAAGGAGAAGTTACGCGATGAAAGTAGACGTGTATCCAAATATTAATAATGTTGAAGTATATGAAAATCCAATATCAGTACCTGTTGAAGCAAGTTGGGAGAAGGTTGTTTTTACAGTACCTGATCCAGTTGTGCTTACTTTTGTGTTACCTTCTGCTCCTGCTGTGGATAATGATGGCGATTATGTATTAAAAGTTTTCTTTAATACCATGCTAGCCGAGTATGGTGTGGACTACACATTGAGTGATAAAACAATCACTTGGTTGAATGTAATCCCGTTAGAAGCTGGTGAAAATTTAGAAGTTTGGTATTCGCCTAAATCTGCTTATGGCTCTGTGCCTGGGAGTGGTGAAGTCACAGCACTAAATCATTTATCAGATGTCACGATTACTGCAGCACTTGACGGCGAACTTCTTATTAGAAACGCATCTGGAAAGTTTGTCAACAAGTCGCTCGTAGCTGGCAGTGGTGTGAGTATTACTAAAAACGATGCTGTAGTTACTGTATCAGCTACACCGACACAACGTAAGATGGTTTACGACAACACCAAAGGGTCTGGAGATTTTGTTGGGGCGTTAAACACACACTACTATATAGACACTAGTACTGCTGTGAATGACGTGATCATTACTCTACCTGCTTCATCAGACGCGGGTGCAGAGATTAGAGTAAAGGTGAAAGACTCTACACAAAATGTTATCATCCAACCGACCGCAGGTCAGTATATTGACAGCGTGTTGAATAATCAGATTACTCTATCAAATGCTAACGAAGTCAAGACGCTGATGGATAACGGCACAGACGGATGGGAGATTGTGTAATGAAAGTCAAGGGCAAACAACTAGAAGATACATTACGTACATCATCTGCTCCATTTACTAAAATCTATTCGTCAGAATTTGTCGGTAGTTTAAAATCAGAATCAAATGACAATATTGTGCTTGAACCGAGCGGAACAGGTAAAGTAACAATCAAAGGCAATGCCACCACAGGTAGCGGTCAGATTGTTCTTAATTGCGAGCAAAACTCGCATGGCATCATAATCAAAGGCCCTCCACATTCAGCAACAGCTACTTACACGTTGGTGTTACCTAGTGATGATGGGTCTGCTAACCAAGTGTTAAAGACTGATGGCAGCGGTAATCTAAGCTGGGTAGATCAATCTGGAGGGGGAGGAGGGTTTACATATTCAGCAATAGATAATACTGATTCTCCTGTTCCAGGAGCTGTAGAAAATCACTATTCAGCAAATACATCCTCTGGAGCAATTACCATTGATTTACCTGCTATAGCTGAAGGAAATGGAGGAAAAGAAATTAGAATTAAATTAAAGACTGCAGGAAATACTCTTACTATTTCTCCTGATGGAACGAATCAAGTTGAGGCAGGAGGAGCTGGAACAGACTATACTTTAACTCTTCAGAATGAAGCTGTAACTCTTGTTTCAGATGGTGTTTCAAATTGGGAGATTATATAAGATGAGTCATAATAAATTTACAGTAGCAGGACAATCTCCAAATGCTTCTTCTGAAATTTCAGTTGCTTTAAATAATCTTAGTGATGTTTCTATTTCATCTCCAAGTTCTGACCAAGTGTTGAAATACAACGGATCTTCATTTGTAAATGGAGCAGCTCCTTCAACATCAGCTTCTTATATGTTGATTGGACAAGGAGAAACTGCAGATTATCAGTATTCAGGAGCTTCATCAATTGGAGTCGGAGATAAACTTAGAATATATGATTCTTCTCCGATTGAAAATATCGCAGGAGCATCACTTACAAAATATTCTTCTACAAATTGGATAGAATCGTTTACTCTTCCTGCAGGGAACTATCAAATTATTAGTCAATTTAATGTAAAATACCTGAGTTCTGGTTATGCTGCCGTTGTTTTAGAGGACGGATCAAACAACAATTATACTTACCAAGCTGTTGTTGGAGATAATGCTAACACATATCAAGAAGGGGCCGCGACCTCTTTGGTCGGTTATTTTGAGTTGTCTGCTTCAACAGCGTTGCACCTTGAATTAAAAGCTGTATCCAATCTCAACACAGCATCGACTCAAGGAAACACAATATCAGAACAAACATTTGTTTTGATTGTTAAGTTGAGCTGAAGTATGAGTCATAATAAATTTACTGTAGCGGGACAATCTCCAAACGCTTCTTCTGAAATTTCTGTTTCTTTAAATAATCTTAGTGATGTTTCTATTTCATCTCCAAGTTTAAATGAAATTTTACAGTACACAGGAACAGGGTTTACAAATTCAGCTTTTTCTGGGTCGCTCGAAATGAGCGGAGTCTTTACTGTATTTCAAAAAACTAATACTTCCTATTCTTCATCTGGGTACTATGATGTAAATGATTACTTGTTTTTGTCGAGAGACACACAAACATCGAGAAACAAAGTGTTTGTTGATGCTTCGTTTGTCAGTTCAAACGAAGCAACTGCTACAAATAGTGTTAAATCAAATTATAGGTTTTTAGAGAGTATTAATATTCTACAAGCGGGTACTTATTTATGTATATGTTCTGTACCTTTACGCTCAACTAATGGCGGGTATGCGGTTAGGTGGCATTCTAACGCAGGCGGATTTGGTGCGAAATCAGATATCTATTATACAAATAGAACTGGCGGTTTAGTTGTTGGTATTATCACAGCTCCCGCAAATGATGTCTTGCGTGTTGTAGTAGAAACAGAGAACGGATCGGCACAAGTGACAGGATCAAATCATAACAAATCATATAGTATCCATATTTTTAAAATTTAGGAGTAATATTCATGTGGATTAGAGTATTAACCGACAGTGGCGTAACAACAGGTGATGTTTTATCTTTTGATGCCTTATCACAAAAATGGACGAAAGCAAGCACTCTTGTAACCCCTTTAGGTGTGGCAAGAACTAACGCAACGCTCAAAGCAAATTCAACTAATGAATATGTCGTGGAAATGGTTATGCAGGGTCAAGTATTAGCAAAAGCTTCTAGAGATATACCTAATGAAGGGGGAGAGCTTAATATTGAAAACGGTGCTGTTTATATGGACAACACTGCAGATCACGAGGCTATCATTGTACCCAATCATCTAGATGCCCCTAATCGTGTGGCTGGGGATCTCGTCACAATAATAATTAGATAATTTTAAAAAAGGAGTATAGAAGTTATGTCTAAAATCAAAGGAAAACAGATTGCAGATGCTACGATTAGCACTGCAAACATTATTGATTCAGCAATCACTACTGCTAAACTAGCAGGAACGATTACACCAGCTAAACTTGATTTATCTCAAGATTTTGCATTTACAGGTGCAGTCTCTGTGCAAGAGCCTACCGCATCTAATCACGTAGCTACAAAAAATTATGTAGACGGTCAGTTGCAAGGGCTTGATATTAAAGAATCTGTTGTAGCGGCTACTACTGCTATTTTAGCTGTATCTGCTTCAAGCAGTGTTAACGCGGGTTCAGGTACAATCACTCTTGCTGATGGGGACGGTGGTTTTAACGCTACAGCAGACACGTTTACTGTCGATGGACAACCTCTATCTGTAGGTGATCGCGTATTGATCAAAGACGGTATCAATATTAACAGCGGTGGTGCTGATCAAACTGTCAATGGAATTTATACTGTTGGTTTGTTGAACGGAGCTACTCTAGTATTGACAAGAGCTAGTGACTCAAACACATCTGCTGAATTGTCTCCAGGCTCTTTCTGTTTTATCGAAAAAGGTACAACTAACGGAGATAGTGGTTTTGTAGCTACTCACGATTCTAACCCTACTCTCGGTACTAATGATATTACATACACACAATTTAGTGGTGGCGGTAGTGTAACAGCAGGAGATGGTATTAGTAAGTCTGGTAACACTTTGAGTGTAGACCTAGACTCTAATTCTGGTCTTGCCGTAGGTGCTAACGGCGTTAAGCTTGACGTATCTACTTTAGCTGATGCAAGCTCTGTAACGGTAGGTAGTGACACTATAGTTATAAATGCAAGTGGTACTACTAAAGAGTTGTCAATCGTTGAGCTAGTGGGCAGTATTAAGTCTTCAGGGCTATCAGCGACTAGTGGTGAGCTATCTGTTAATGTTGCAGGCCCTACAGGACTTTATTTAAGTGGGGGTGCTGTTAATATACAATTAGATTCTGCTAATAGTGCATTATCTCTAGGTAACTCTGGTCTAAAAGTCGCTTTACATTCGGAAGGATCTGTAGATGCTACTAGTGGCGGACTTAGATCTCCTGTCGCAAGTGTAATCTCTGAGTTAAGTAGAAACCCTAGTGCTGTTTCTAGCGATGACGGCGATACGGGCCTAACGATTGGTTACACTCCTGCGGCTGATTCTATTGTAAGTGTATTCGTCAATGGCGTGAGAATACAATTAAGCAACGGCAGCGGTAATGAGAGTGCTGGAGAGGGTTATTTTGCTAACCCTAGTGCAGCTACTACAGCTAGATCCCTTTCAGATATTGTCGCAAACGATAAATTCATTTGGAACGGAAGTAGTGCTTATGCATTAGAAGCTAGTGATGTGGTTGATTTTGTCTATGAAACATTCAAAAATTAGGTTTTATTATGCTTAAGAATCTTACTCCTATATATGTAGAAAACAGTAGTGTTCCTAAATACTTATCGTACTTTGTGCCGATCGAGATAAATGCGATCACTTTGTTTTTTATTGTATTTAGCCGAGGTAAGATCTCAGATAAAACCAGACGGCATGAGTGTATACATTTTCAACAGTTCTTAGAAACATTTATTGTAGGTTTTCTAGTAGTCTACGCACTAGAGTATTTTTGGGGTTTATGGTTGTATCGTAACGGGCCATTAGCTTATCGCAGAATATCTCTAGAGCAAGAAGCATATGAATATGACAATGACCCAAGATATTTACTAAGAAGAAAACGATACGCCTGGATAAAGTTCAGACCATAGTTCCTTATATAGTATATAATAATAATAATATATATATTATATATAAGAGACAATGCCATCCGCTAGTTCAACTAGTGGGTGGTTTTTTTATGTTAAAAGTTGTTGACAAGTCACCGACCTATTTCTTTTTAAGAAAGTTGTTGACAAGTCGCCAACCTATTTCTTTATTACTTAAATTAATGAAAGATAAAAGTTTTTTATGAAATATATAAAAAGAGATAAAGCTCTTAGTTTAGCAAGTTATTATACTAATTTGGTTGGTAGAGCTATATACACCTATAATTCTAAAGAAACATCTTATATGATGGAAGGTGAGCAATTACTTATATTTAAGTCATTAAAAGACGTGTCTCTAGTAGAGGCTAAAGCACCTTGTTCAGTAGTTGTTTTAATAGGAGGAGGTGCTTTACCTAGCCGAGTAGGGTCTTGGGTTTCTAAACACCAGTTAATTGGTAGTTTATACTCACTAGCAGTTTACGAGAAAAAAAGCCTATAAAAAATATATATAATAATTATTGACAATATTTAATACTAATGATAGTTGTTGACAAGTCCATAGTATCTTTTAGGAGAAAAATAATGGTTAAGTTGAGAGCAGATGAGCAAGAGCTTGTCATTGATATTAAAACGCTAGCAGGAAAATCTCTAGCTAACATGGTAGTCCAGGCAGTGTATTTATATGCGACAAACTGTGAAGAAGGTAAGGCAATAGTGGCCCAACTAGGTCGCATGGTTGTAGGAGATGAAACAGCAGTAGACGTTGACTTAAACGATTATAGTCAGAAGGAAGAAACATCATGTTAAATTGGCAAGGACTTGAGAATTATGGTTTTGCTCCGTTTAGTAGATGTTTCTTACAAAACTATAAAAAAATTAATATTTCAATGGAAGAAGCAATGCTAGTCATGCATCTACTAGATCATGTCTGGTTGGGTAAAGAGAGCTTCCCAACGGTTAAACTTTTTGCAAACGTCACAGGTAAATCTGAGCAAACAATCAGAATGTACTTTAGAAGTTTGAGGTTCAAGGGTTTCCTTAAAGTCACAGCAGGTGTTGATGCACGTACAGTAGAGTATGATTACAGTCCACTGATAACAGCCTTAAAAAGTATTGCTAAAGTACCTATGGTAGAACAAACTACAGTACAAGAGAAGGCTAAGAGTGAGTTAGAGAAGCTCGTTGATGCCAATAATGAGTTAGCTATAGACAAATCTTTAACTAGAGTGCCTGTAACTACTAAATCAAGCCACTGGAAGCGAATAGAGTCATTTATCAATAAGTCTGTCGATGAATACAACTCTAAAGACATTGAGTTATTACTAGCATCAGAGTGGAAGAAGAAGGGTTGGAAGTCTGCTCCACCAAGATTCTACAAGAAAGACTTGAAACATGGTGCTGAGTTGATCAAAATCTATGGTGCATCGGATGTAGCTAAGGTAGTGACCCAATCAGTTGAGAATTGGGAGAACATCGCACCTAAGTTCAATATTCGCGGTTATCCTAATATGGGTATCTTTTGGGGCTTTCGTAATTCCATCTTTCCAATGATTATTGATGGAGATCTACAAAATAACAACCCATCTTGGGGTTCACATTATCAACAAGAACAAACAAAAAAAGGCCAAGAAGTAGGTTGGTAATCTTTTTAATATTTACGTAACAAAAAAAACATTGAGGTGTTTTATGACAATGAGAACATTAAATCCTAAGCCTGTTGAACTAAACAGTTTTGTATTGGAACGTATGAATATCGGTCGTAGATATTGGCCCGCGTGTATGCAAAATGTACCTGAAAGCACTCTTAAAAATGTGCTTAGATCTTACATGGTTAAGCTACACTCACAGTACCGCGAAGGTTGGGGCTTATTCATTTATGGTAATAACGGAGTAGGTAAAACATATACTAGTTGTGCTTTACTTAAAGAGATAGCGAGAGCAGGGTACAGTACGTTCTGTATTTTATCTGATGAGTTGAAGCTTGCTTATATTGATGGCAGTAGATTTGATACGGACAATACAGTGACACAACGTGTAGAGCGTGTGGACTTCTTACTCATTGAAGACTTAGGCAAAGAATACTCAGGTAAAGGGAGTGGGTTTGCAGAGTTATGTTTTGAGAATTTACTGCGTAAACGTAGTAGAGAGTGTAGACCTACGATCGTAACTACGAATCTAACACCAGTTTTGTTTAAAGAGCGTTATAAACAAAGTGCCGCTAGTCTAGCCATGGAGTGTATGATTGCAGTAGAAGCAAAAGGTGAAGATATTCGTAGACAAATGGCTAACATTAAAAAAGCGGAGATTCTATAAATGTTCAAAGGTGATTTAGCAAACACTACACAACCACACATCTGGGTACATTCAGACGTAGTAGTTAAACTAGTTGGTCGTAAGTTTTTCATTGGTCCTAAAAAATATGAACTAGTAAACCAAAGTTGGCTTTGGTCGTTAACCTATTTTGCTACACCGATTATTATTTATATTAATCAACCAAAATTTATTGGGATGACTTACGAGTCATTAATTTTTAATTCTTTTCAAGAAGCAAAAGAGGCTATGAGAATAGACAACAGAGTATTAGAGATGATAGTTGTTGATAGGTCTTTAGTGTCTTCTAATGTAAACTTATATTCAAAAAATGCAGGTATTCATGGATATTGATAAACAAATTTTTGATAAATGTGTAGGCTCGACAGAACTGTATGCAGTTCTATATGAAGCTTCAGTTACTGCTGAGATGTTTGTCGGCGAATACGCTAGTATGTACGAATACAGCGTGAGATTCAGCAAACACCATGGCACTGGTCCTGCAATGGACGCTATGAAATTAGAGTTTCCTGATTACGATTGGCATTTCCCACCATCAGAGCCACTGTCTTACTATATTGAGTTATTAAAAAAACGTCACAGTTTTAATCTAACTCTAAGTGCTGTCCAAGACGCATACACATCATTAAATAGTAGAGATGTAGACAAAGCAGTAGACTTCTTAAGAGATGCTGTAAGACGCATTGAGGATGCTAACACAAGCGAAGCAGATGTAGATTGGGCAAGTACGGCAGAGTCTCGTTATGAGCAATATTTAGAGCTACAGAAAAATGAAGGGATAGACGGCTATACTACACCATTTCCTTCATTAGATGAGGCAACACAAGGTTTCCATGATTCTGAGTTCATACTTATAGTAGCTCGGCAAGGAATCGGTAAAACTTGGTTAACGAATATATTTGCTCATACAAATATTAATTCAGGACTCAATGTACTGTACTTTACTAAAGAGATGCCAAGCCGACAGGTCGCTAGAAGATTCGATGCTCTACAACACAGATTGAATTATCAAGATTTAAGAAAAGGAACACTTGATAAGATCGCAGAGAGTAAGTGGAAGAACAGTATTGGTGGCAGCCTTCCAGGTAATTTAACGATTATAGGTGAAGAGTCTGGAGGAGTTAGTCACGTAGCATCTAAAATAGAGCGATATAAACCAGACATAGTTTATGTAGATGGTATGTATTTGATGGATGATGACCAACGTGCAAGAGATGGTTGGCAACGACTACTAAACATCTCTCGTGACATGAAGAAGCTTGCTAAAAAAGCGAGCATACCGATCATTTGTACAGTACAGTTTAATCGACAGGCAGACAACACTAAAGGCAATTCAGCAAACATCAGTGGAGGTGATATTGCTAGAGATGCTGACGTTATTCTAGGTCTGTTTCAGGATGAAGATCAAGCGATCAATAGACGCATGACGTTAAAAGTTTTGAAACAAAGAGAGGGCCACAGACCAGAGATTGAGTGCGATTGGGATATCGGCAATATGAAATTCTCTGAAGTACAAGACTCTATGACAGACGGAGTGAGCTGGTAATGAGTAAACAAGACGTTATCATTGATATACTGACTAAATCTAAATTTAAACTAAGAATAGGTGGAGATAACATCTCAATACCCTGTCCTTTAGCACCATACTCTCATCTACATAAAAACAAAGTAGATCGAAGACCATCGATGGGCATCAAAGTGACAGATACTGCTGTTCTAGTGAACTGCTTTACCTGTGGTTTTAAATGCGGTCAGATCTCATATTTATATAAAAAGCTTGCGTACCATAATCACGCTTGGAAGCCTGCAGTAGATTACTGTTTAGAAGTCGAAAAGAACTTCTTATCTTTAGGTATGTCTTCTTTAGCCTCACAGGGTTTTTTTAAGAAACAAGAAGAGAAGCGTGTAAAAGTAGACGAGAGTTTATGGCAACCATTTGCTAACAAATTTAGTAAATATTTCTTAAAGAGAGGTATCACTGTGGAGACAGGTAAAAGATGGGGCGTGGGTTTTGATGAGGCATCTAGTAGAGCTGTGATTCCGATTCGAGATTTCAAAAACAATCTGTATGGGGCAGTCGGTAGAGCAGTAAATGATTCGGTCTATCCAAAATACCTGAACTACTGGAAGTTCAAAAAAAGCGATCAACTACTAGGTAGTCAGTTAATTAACACTACGAAAACTATTGTAGTTGTTGAGGGTAGTCTAGACGCGATGAAAGCTGATCAAGCAATCAATGAGGCGGGGCTATCTAGTGAGTATGCTGTAGTATCTATACTCGGTAGTAGGATTAGTGATAGACAAGTCGAGCTAATACAAGCTTGTGGTATCGAAGTAATTATAGCACTAGATTATGACCAGGCAGGTTTTGATGGTACAAAATTAGCCTATAAAAAACTTAACAAAAAAATCATAACTAGGGTTGCCTGTATCGGTGACGTAGGTAAAAAAGATTTTGGTGACTGCACTGGTCAACAAATCATTTCAGTAATAACAAATAGCAAGAATTGGAGCATATAATCAAGAAAATATAAATCTTTCTTACAAACAGAAACAGGATAATTAGCTGTTTGTTAAATAGTTCTTTACATTATTGAATCTGTATGTTAAACACGTTGAACCAACAAGAAACACGACACAGGAGGTCACATGAGTTGGTTCAATAATGATAATGCTTTTAAAGCAGAAAAGTCTGCATTTACGAGAAGATTTTGGATGAAGAACGGAACAGATAGAGAGATCACATTTGTTGACGGTGCTTCTATTGATTTCAATGGACAAAAAATTCCGACACCTATTCAATACCAAGAGTATAATTTAAATATGAATGGTCATTGGCGTAATTGGTTTACACGACCTACCGATGATAGCCAAGATTTCTTAAAGGAAATGGGTCATCGTGCTAGTAAGGTTGCCGCACTTACTGTGATTGATCATAGTGAGTGGACAGATCGTAAAGGCGTTGTGCATAAAGACGAAATCACTTTGTATGTCGTAAAACGTAGCTCTACAGTTTGGAAACAAATTGAAAGATTCTATCAAACACATGGTAGCCTGGAAGGACAAAGATTTAGAATCAGTCGAATGGGCGATAAATCTCCAGGTGCAGGCAGTTTGTTAGAACACATCGGAGCTTCAGACGTATATGATCCTTCTATACATAAACCGTTAGCATACTTCGAGATTCTTGCACCAAAAACAAGACAAGAATTAATGGATATCTGTAATCCAGATAAAGATGATTTCGCACAACCACAACAGCAGTCGCAACAACCTGCTTGGGGCCAACCACAGCAAAAAGAATCTGCTTGGGGAAGTCAACCACAACAGCAACAGCAGTCTGCTTGGGGTGGTCAAGCACAACAACCACAGCAACCGCCTCAGCAATACGGTAAGATTCCGTTTTAAAAAAAACAAAATCTTTAAGGAGAAAAAATGAAATCACAGATAATAAGAAGCAACGATAGACTAAGAGAACTTTTTAGTTTTCTATCGAAATTTAATGAGTTTGCGTTTGATACAGAAACGTGTGGTTTATCTCACGATAGAAAAATGATAGGTTTCTCTATTGCTGTATTACATAACGACAAACATCTCGCGTACTATGTACCTGTTCGTCATACAGCCGCTAACACATTATTTGCTATAGAGCCTTGTAACTGCTCTGTTGATCTCGCTATTGAGTTATTAACTAACATGTTTTCAGCTAATGTTAAAATTTGGATACATAATGCTAAATTTGATATCAAAGTGCTTCGTAACGAAGGGCTTGATGTCGATGCGATTAATGCAGAAATACTAGACACACAATGTGTGAGTTGGTTATTAGAACCAGAGCGTCCAGGTGGACATGGCCTTAAAAGCTTAGTCAAAAATAACTTGCGATACGAGATGGGTAGTTTTGCTCAATTTAGTTCGTATGAGAAAAACAGCGATATACCTGTTGGGATCATGGGTGCATATGCTATAGATGACGCGATGTGGTTACTCGCATTAGCTCATATGTTATACCCAAAACTAAACTCTCAGATGTTAAAAGTTTTTCATGAGCTAGAGATGCCTATCATGCGAATCATAGAAGAGATTGAGCATTTTGGTATGAAAGTAGATGTTGATAAAATAACTGAAGCAGGTGTAGTGATGAAAGAGAAGGCTAAATCCGCTGAGTCGCGTTTTATTGAGTTGTTCGGCTACTCCGCTAAAATAGCTTCATCTCAATATTTACAGTCGTTATTCAACATGCACTGGCCCATTGTCGATAAAAGTTGTAGTAAGTCTGGTCAACATTCTACTAGTAAAGACACACTTAATGTGATTAAAAAAGACTCTCGTACCACGAAGATTGGTATAGAAGCTGTCGATCTAGTGCTTGATTATCGTAAATACAGTAAATTTGTTAGCACGTATACTGAAGCGTTGATAAAACACGCAGACGATAATCATCGTGTTCATGGTAGTTTTAATCAATGGGGTACGGCTACAGGTCGTATGAGTAGTAGTAAACCGAATCTACAGAACATACCCTCTAGTCGTACTGCTGAGGGCGATCTACTTCGTAAATCGTTTATAGCAGAAGAAGGATATACACTCATTGTAGCAGACTACTCGCAGATTGAGCTACGTGTAGCAGGCCATCTAAGTAGAGATGAAGTCATTACTGATATTTACAATAACGACGGTGACATCCACCAGATGACAGCAGATGCTTGTGGTTGTATACGCTACGATGCGAAAGCGATCAACTTCGGTCTGATCTACAAAATGGGGGCTAAAACACTCTCAGCACGTATTGATAAAACTGAGGAAGAAGCACAAGAATATAGCGATAAATATTTTGAGAAATATTCAGGTATACGAGAATGGCAGGACTCACTAATCGCAAAATGTAGACGAGTTGGTTACACAGAAACGATTGTGGGTCGTAGAAGACCGCTACCAGATATCAATAGCAAGAATTTTGGTAAGAAAAACAGTGCAGAGCGTGTAGCGATTAACACAGCCGTACAAGGTAGTGCGGCAGATATTATGAAGATCGGTATGCGTAACTTTCACAAGACAATGAGAAAAGATGGTTACACTAGTAACGACTTTAGAATTATTGGTCAAGTTCATGATGAGATCATTGTTGAAGCAAAAAATGATGTTGCAGAGTATGCAATGAATTGTCTACAAAACTCGATGGAGAATGCAGTGAAACTTACGATTAAGCTTGTAGCAGAACCAGAGATTGCGAATACTTGGGGGGAAGCAAAATGAACGGTTGGGCAGTAAAAAAAAACTCTCTGATTTAGATAAAATCAGATTAACAGTTGGTGTTGAAACTACATGTAAAGTCTACAAAGAATTAGAAGACCATGCACTAGTACCGAGAGCTTTTAACGATTTTGAGTGTGTTGACGACTTGTCAACAACTTTGGGTGGGGAGTTAGGAGATTTAAAGACGATAAATCTTAGAGAAGAACAAGTGCCTGCTGTAAATAGTGTTATGAGTTTTTTGGGTAATAGATATGGTGCAGTACTGTTTGCACCCTGTGGCAAAGGTAAGACTGTCATGGGGCTAGAAATGATCCGCAGATTAGGTCGTAAAGCGGTAGTACTAGTTCATAAGACGTTCTTAGTAGAGCAATGGGTAGAACGAATCAATATGTTCTTTCCAGAGGCTAAAGTTGGCATGTGGCAGAGAGATATAGTACCTGATGGCAGTGAAGATATAGTGATTGCAATGGTGCAGTCTCTAGTCAACACTAACAGAGAGTACCTGCCACATTTATATGAGATGTTTGGCACACTCGTAGCAGATGAAGTACATAGGTATGCTGCCCCAATGTGGCAAGATGCCATCACTAAATTTCCTGCTAGAAATAGGATTGGTTTGACTGCTACTCCCGAAAGACGAGATGGGTTACACAATGTATTTCTACTCCACATTGGTCCAATCGTGTATGAGATGGAAGGACACAAGAGACAACCGTTGATCTGGAGAGTAGACACAGATTTGCATATACCACACAAGAACTATCAGTTGTGGAACGGGGAGGTCAATACAGCAAAACTGATCACACTAGTTTCTACAGACCAGGCACGTACAGACAAAATTATACGATTCACTACTAGAGCGTTAAAAAGAGGTAGAAAAGTGTTGATTCTTAGTGAGCGTGTAGCCCATTGTAAAGAGATGCGTAGATTATTAAGCGATCAACTAGACGACTTCACCGCAGGTCTATACATTGGCGGTATGAAACAACGCGATAGAGAGCAGTCTGCTGAATGTGATGTGGTGATCGGTTCGTATGCAATGGCACAAGAAGGGCTTGATATACCTGCACTAGATACACTCATACTAGCTACGCCTAAAACATCTATTACTCAATCTGTAGGTCGTATTTTAAGAGAAGCACCTGATAAAAAAGACCCTGTTGTTGTTGACTTTGTAGATTCTAAAATACGTATATTAGAGTACTACTGGTTAGCTCGTTTAAAAAAGTATAATGATCTAAACTATAAGTTGTTGACAAGTATTAAAAATTAATATATATGTATATGACAACAGTTTTTGGAGGTTTTTATGGAAACATATAAGACATATATAAGTGTTTGTGCCGAGATCAAAAAATTAGAAGCACAAAAGAAACAATTAAAAGCATTAATTGTAGAAGAGATGAATCGAAATAATGAGTTATCGGTAAATACCGACACACATACAGTAAGCAAAAGATCATCTGCAAGAGTGTCATATGATTATGATGCTATTTCTTCATTCCTTTTTAATAAAGGTTTAGATATTCAATTATACACAAGCCAAAAACTTGACATGGATAAAGTTGAGTATTTAGTAGCAAACAACACAATAACTCCTGAAGAGTTAATGGGGTTTGCTAAAGTAACAGAATTTTACACACTAACAGCTAACAGTAAAAGAGGGAGTAAATGAAACTACTAGATGAACAAGAAAAAGCACCACGCCATAACTATATGAAGTCTTACTATCAAGAGAATAAAGAAGCTATTCTTGCACGTAAGAAACAACGATACGCTAACGACCCTGAATATCGTGAACGTATTCACAAAAATAAACGTAAGTACCAATTACGTAAGAAATACATAGAACGACAACAAAAGGGTCATGTTGGCAGTGTTTCTACAGGTGGTAAAGAGATGAAAATTATTAGCCCATGTGGTAATAAATCTCATGTCTGTAAACTATTCACTGTTGGTCAAGTTGCACATTACTGCTCAATCACAAAAACACAACTGTACAGTTGGATAAACAAAAAACGTATACCGATGTCTAATTACACAACTAGTGCGGGCTGGAGACTGTATACAGAGTATGAGATGGCAATACTCGGTAAATTTGTTACTAGAATGAAAGTTAGAGCAGGTCGTGAGTATAGATCGTTACGATTTACAAAAGAAGCTCAACAAGAGATAATGAACGACATGAAGCATCTAGTTGGCGGTGTACCACCAGAGCTTTACAAATAATAAAAAAGGAAATGACATATGAATGACACAGCAAAAGTTAAAGCACAAGCATCAATCACAATCAATTTGGGTAATTATGAATCAGCTCGTATTGAAGCAGGCATTGAGTTACCATGCACCCCAGAAGAATCCCAAGTAACTTTTAAAAAAGCTTGGGCTGAGGTGGAACGTGAGTTGAATATCAAAGCTTCAGAAATTAGGAATCGTAAATGAGTGATTTTGATGACTTAATGAAAAAGATCAATAAACGATACGGTAACGATTCGTTTGTTCAAGCATCTAAAAGTAAAGCATTAAGACGTAAACAACGTATCCGAACTGGGATACTTGCACTAGACCTAGCAATGGGCGGTGGCGTACCTTTGGGAACTGTATTGACTCTAAAGGGTGAGTTCAGTTCAGGTAAATCTGCCTTAGCTCATCGAATTGGCGGTGCGTTTAATAGACATTGTAAAAACTGCGGTAACCCTATGCAGTTTTGGCAAGAGTCGTTACAAGATGGTGCGTATATAGCTTGTTGTGAAGAACCGCAAGCTATGAAAGTAGTATGGCTAGATGCAGAGGCTTCGTTCCAGTCAGACTGGGCAGAGATGCTTGGTATGCGAATGGAGCATACTTATGTGTTACGTAATCAGTTCGCAGAGCAAGCTATTGATGCCGCAGATGCTATATTGAGGTCTGGTGAATGTGATCTTCTTGTAGTAGATTCTGTAGCTGCCCTTACACCAAGTATTGAGATAGAGCAGTCTAGTGAGAAGTGGCAAGTCGGTGTTCATGCTAGACTAATGAATAAGGCTATGCGTAAATTTGTTTCGGCACAGAATGCGTATGAATATGGTAAAAGACCGCCAACGATTATACTTATCAATCAGATTAGAATGAAAGTTGGTGTTTTTTATGGGAGTCCTGAGACATCGCCTGGAGGGAAAGGAATAGATTTTGCGTCTAGTATTATCTGCAAAGTAAAACGTAAATCTTACATCGAAGATGTGCAAGCTGGATCTCCTTTTGGACAGAATATGGAAGTTACTATCCAAAAAAATAAAACTGCACCTCCGAATAAAAGCTGTTTATTCTCACTTTATTTCAGAGATAGCGATGAGTATGTTGCAGGCTCTACTAATATTGCTGAACAGATCATAGCTATAGCAGAATACTGGGGCTTTGTTGAAAGAGCTGGCTCTTGGTTTAAACTAGGTGATCAGAAATTTCAAGGGGCTTCAAATGCGGGCAAAGCTTTACTATGCGATACCAATTTGATGGATGAGCTTATCGAAAAGATCTATGAAAAAGAGATTGCTTGGTTGAGTGGCGATGATTAATTTTGGCAGTAAGAATCCTAAGCCTTCTTTTTTTGAAGAAGAAAAGAAGACGTGTAACAAATCTCGTAGTGTTAAGCATGAGAGCAGAATGCAACAAGTAGTGCGTAGTAAAGTTACGCCTAACTCAGGTGCGTTACCGAACATCAGCCAAAAAGGCGACTTACAGGATGGGTTATTTGTTTGGCAAGCAAAACTAACACAAAACAACCACTTTAAATTGACAGAAGACATTATTGTTGAGATCTGTAGACAGGCTAGTTTAAACAACAAATGGCCTGCTATAGTATTGACGTTAGAGTCTTTGAATTATCGCGAAAAAGATTGGGTAGTTTTACCCGCGTCAGTCTTTGCAGAACTAATAGACACATACAAGACCTCGGAGTAGTTATGTATAAAGAAATTGAAATAGACAACATTAGAACAAACTATATTAAGAACTGTAGAAGAACAGTAAATATAGACGATTTAAAAGAGAGTATCGAAGCAACAGGTTTACAAATGCCAATCGGTGTTGTTGAACTAGATGCTGGCTCTTATGGCCTTATTTATGGTTTTAGACGTTATACTGCAATAAAGGAGCTTGGGTATGCTTCAATCTCTTGTAGAGTGTTAGAGAGTCAATCAGAGAGTGATTTGTTGTTGCTTAATCTTCAGGAAAATGTAACACGTAAAAACTTAACAGTCATGGAAGAAGCCAGAGCAATCCGTACTATTGTTGATAAGGGCGGAGATATTGAGACATTTCGTAAGAAATTAGGATGGAGCAAGACTATTATTACACAGCGTCTTGCTATTTTTAATATGCCTGAAAATATACAGGATTCACTCGAAGAAGATAAAATCACTATCACACAAGCTAGAGCATTATCTGAAGCACCAGAAGAGATTTTGGAGAGACTTCTTGATGAGGCTGAGAAGGGTTTTACTGCTAAACATATTCGAGAACAAGTTGATCTACATTTTAGTTTAGAAGAAGAAGGTCTACTAGATTTAGAGGATGATATTGAAGATATCAGTGATGAAGATGTAACTAGTTTTATTGACAATGACCAAGTAGATCTAGACTTATACTCAAACATTATTAAATCTACATTATTAGACATCGGATCTAAATCAATAGAAGATCAAAATTCACTATCTAAGTTTATCATTAGTATTAAAAGCATTGATTTCGGTAATTTAAAAGAAGCGGAATTGTCTTCATTATTAAATGCGATGGGTAGCCTAGAGGAGAATATGAATACCTTCGGTTGGTATGAAAAGAGACAAAATGAGTTTAAGTAATATTATAAAAAATATGCATAAAAAAAAAGATGATGGGGTATCTTTAATACCAGCTATAGAGAAACATTTAATGTCTAAAGCTAGATCAAAAGATGAGGATGTTTGGTTAGATAAAATGACTCGCTTTCATCCATCGAAAGTCACTTATTCAGGTGTTTGTAGTAGAGCTTATAATCTATTTATGCAACGAGATAGACTTGGTTTTAAATTTACGATGCCTAGTCCACATGAAACTTCATTACTCCGTATTTTTGAGCATGGGCATAGTATACACTCTCTATATCAAGATAAAATACTAGGTCCGAGCGGAGTTTTGTACGGTAAGTGGGAGAAGGACGGTACACAAGTCAAAGGCTTCATGCCTGGTGAAGATTGGAAGTATGTTGAACCACGTATAATTTGGAAAGAGTTCAATATGAGTGGCTACTGTGACGGCATAGTGTGTACAGACGGTACTTGGGCTGTAGTAGAGATTAAAAGTGCTAATAGCAATTCTTTCAAGTACATGAAAGCAACAAACACACCCAGAGCTTCTCACGTAAAACAAGCACAGTTGTATTTATTTGCTCCGAACGATCTAGAACTAGAGCATGAATTGACAGGGGCAGTGATTCTTTATATTAATAAAGACACAGGCGAAGAGTTAGAGTTCTTTGTTAAAAAAGATTATTCAATTATTAAGCCAATTTTAGACGAAATTAAACAGTCGATTAGAGATCTAGATAAAAGAGTAATTGCTCCGAGATTATATGAATGTAAAACACCAAAATCTAAGCGGGCTAAAG